GCGGAAACGCCAGTGACTGATACATTCGCATCAGCAGAGACTGTCGCGGTTCCGACCGCTCCGATCGCGGAAACGCCAGTGACTGATACATTCGCATCTGCGACAATAGTGACCGAACCAACACTACCAGTCGCTCCCGGTACTGAGACACCTTCACCCCAAGGGCCTTCGCCCCAACCGTGGGTTGAGCTATTCCATCCGTCAAATGCAACGATAACATCGGCCACATGTTAGTCCTATGCGATTCTTATAATTGCGTTACTAGCGTCTGCTGTAGGAAATTGAATCGTAAAATCTCCGTTAGTAGATGTTTTATCTCCACCGAAGGCTAAAGAACAAACTGCAGGATCGCCACTAGCACTGTCATTATAGATTAATGCCCCATTTGCTGTGATAGTACTGCTGGAGAACGTAAGATCATTAAAATCAGTGAATCCAGTAGTTCCTGAGCTCGTTGGGTTTACGTTAGTTAATGCAGCTCCTGCCGCTGTGTACCCTGTACCGGAAACTTCATTAGTAGAGCTATACGCAGTAGTTGCCGCACCTAAAGTTGCACTAGACGTATAAAGTGCTAATTTAAAAGTGTTCCCACCAGAAGCTAAGAAATTATGTTTAGTTTCTAGTAACTCTTTCTTAAAAGACGTACACATTGCTGTTGCGATTGCCATTATAAAGTCCTCAATATTTCAGCCATGTCAGCATGACCATTAGATTTAAATAAGTTGTACAACGTTGTTCTGTCACTCTTTATTGCCTGATCGCATGCAGATACGATAACCCAGTACATGCGTTCTTTAAACGCTTCAGCTTGAGCTTTTATGGCTGGGTCAGCTGTCTCACTAATACTAATTATCTTATCTACTGCGTTTAAAGCAATCTCTTCTGAAGTAAACCCTCTGTTAGAAGTTGTTTGGACATTCACTTGTCCTACAGAAGTCTCTACAGCAACATTAAACATTAGCCTGTCCTCGAGATATCATAACGGTATTCATCTCTAAGACCATAGCCTTCTCCCAACTTGTTTAAGCCTAATAACGATTCTTGAAATCGCTGCTCATAGTTAGCTAGTTCTTCGGGAGCTTTAAGGAAATTAACTGCTTCGATTAAAGAACCGTATAAAATAGCGTTAGGTGCGTTAACAGAAAGCCAAGTCGTTCCTGAATCAGCCCCAGCTGTTAATGAGTCTGGTCGATATTTATAATGTAACTCAAACGTATAATTTACCCCAACACTCGGTTGATCAGGGGTAGGAGCAAGTAGGAAAGTTGTATCGTCAAACTGTGAAAAATATAATGGTAATCCTGTTGTGTTAGGGTTTGGAGAATAATCCCGCATAAACGAAACATGTTTAAACAATAGGTATGTGTATTCGTTGGATGCGATTACAGCTAAACTTAAAGGCGCTAGAAAATCCGTAGGCATAGAAAGGTACGGATTCCCTCCTTCAGCAGTCCCTGTTACGTTTTTACGAAAAACAGGTAGCTCAACAGCTTTTAATATTCGTTCTTCTGCTTCTTGAATAAACACTGGAAGATTAGAAGTAAATGTTGATTCTGAAACTTCACAATAATCTTCTATTGTTGATTTTAGTTGTGCGTAAGTAAAACTCATGAGGTCACCACCGTTACCGCTCCAATTTCACCTGTTCCGAAAACTCCGTCGAACGAAGTACCTATCGGGTCAGCAGTACTTGAAGTTGAACCCCCAATATCTACCCCTAACGGTGTAGTCGTTTGTGGGCCTGTTGTTCTCACAACCCCTAATTGAGCTTGGGGTAATGGTATCTCTGGTCTAGGTTGTCTTAACGCTTCAGGATCAGTCGGATGATTAGGCGGTTCTAACTGCGGGTTCTTAGGTTCGTAACATTCAGAACAAACTTTAAACCCTGTCCATTCCATCCTCATTTTCAAATAGCGAGTTCTAAATCCGCACCTGTCGCAAACTCCGTATGAAAATTTTCCTAATGCGTAAGACATTAGACATAACTACGCTGAGGAACTAAATGAACCGAAGATCGATCCTCATCGTACCGCATTGCGTTAACTAAATTTTGTTCGTAAATCCCGCTTAATAATTGTGCTTTTTCAGGATTCTTTTTTAAAGCTATGTAAAACGCTAAACCCGAAACTAAACAAGGCATAAACCTACTTGGGATATCTACGTCATTAACAGCTGCGCTAATGTCTTGAATTCGTTTCCAACGGGAAGAAACTAAAACATCGGTTGAGTTTTCCGGGGCTGGCCAAACGTACAACTTAGGCGTAATTGTTCGCTCAACATAATATTGAGTACATCTAGCCTGAGTGTTTTTATTAGGGATGTTTAAATATTCGTTTCGATCTATTCTGTCGATTTGAAAATCAGTTTGTTGGGAGTTGACATTTCGTCGAATAATTGCATCTAAAATATCGATGTCGTATTCGTTTAAATCGTAAGAAACTTGTCCCTGAGTTAACGTTAACGAGACTTGTTCAACTTCCCAAAGCTGAATACCACGGTTAGACCAGTCTGCAAACATTATGTTCATAGACCGTCTAGCCGTGACACCATCATAGCCAGTACGATATTCAAGTCCTGCTAGTTCAAACGCCTCTTCAATCGCAGTAGCTGCGTTTAAACTAAAGTTTCTAGTTCCCGAAGTGGCCATATTAGTAGTGCTTCAATAGATTAAGAACGATTACATAAGTATCGTTCGAGGCTGCTCCTAAAGTCGTTAGGTTTATGTCTCCGGTTTTACCACTTCCCGAAGTATTAACCAACCCTCCAAAGTCACTAAAGTCCATATGACCATTAGTTGATTCGGCTAAAGCAATTGCAATAGTGTCTGAAGTAGCATCCCATAACAATTGGACTTGAGTAAATCCTGTTATAGAGTGAGCAATTTTTTCTATAGTGACCCCAGTACAAGCTGTTCCATCCGCTTTCGCACTTAGACTACTTACATCAACCTTCGTAACGGCACTTTCACCGGTGCCGTCCGAAAGGTTAGTAATTTGAATAACTGCACGATGGAGACCGTCGGAGATGGTAGTCGATGAGACTGCATCAGCCATAGTTATTCTCCTAAATTAATTAAGCGTCAGCAAAAGGCGTAACAATCGTTCCGCTTCCGATTAGCAAAGAGTCATGTACTAAGTAAGTTGCACTGTCGATAGCAGTTACTTTAATAACGCTTCCAACAATACCGCCTTTTGTAGAACCGTTTAAAGTAATTACATCGTTAGATGCACCGGGAACAAATGCCTTCTTAGTACTATCGTCAATAGCAACTATTACAGCGCCAACAAATTTGTCAGTACCGTCAGTCAAGATATCAAGATCGGTTGCTGCGGTTTCTACATAAAAGAAAAACGAAGCGCCGATATTGTTTGCTTGATCGGGAGAAGTAGGATCATTAGGAGTGGCTGAAGAAATAGAAGGCAAAGTAAACTTACCATCTGCATCGTTCAACATAATAATTTTACCGGCATGAGCCGCAACGGTTAGGGTTGTGTCCGCAGACAAACTAACGCTGCTATTTACGCCAGCGGTAATAAAACCAGCTAAAGATTTAACGGGTCCAGAAAAAGTGGTTTGAGCCATTATATTCACCTCTTTACGAAAGGATTCGTTTTAGTGTCTTCGTAAACGTCTGCTGGGGCAGTCACTAAAACTTATTATACCCAGAAATAAAAGGGGGGATATACCCCCCTCTCAATTATGCCGCACCGGGGGATCCGAAAATACCACGCCAGTCACTAAAGCCAAAGCTATAGCGTTCTCTCGCCTTATAGCGAACGTTTCCGGTTTCAAAATCACCTTCCATGTTCGTTGATACGGGAGTACGGACAAAGTGCTTCAATCCATTAGGAACGTCAGTTTTCAAGAAGAAAGCATCAGTATCCGTCAAGAAATGATTCACAACGTATCCTTCAGGGATCATTCCCATGTTTCGGATAGCGTTGATATCATTGTCAGCTGTTCCTACACGACCCGGAGTTTGAAGCAGACGATCTGCTACGAACTGGAGAGCGGAAGGAATAATCAGCTTACGAGCTTGAGCATTAATCTTCAGACCGCGCTCATCTTCAAAAGCAGCGATGTCGATTAACGACTGCTCTAATGAAGTTTCGTTAAGGTCTGCAGCAGTTGAAAGCTCGTTTCGCTGCGTTTGGTTAGATACAGTCGGATGGTCAGTAGCGCAAAGCTCCTTACCGTCACCACCTAAGAAGCTACTGCTGAACGCATTGTTCAGAATGTTAGCGCCTTTGATGTTTTTAGTCTGCATCATAGACCGCGCTAGTGCGCGAGTGTAACGAGAAGAAAGGGTATCGTAGAGATTATCTTCGATAGCTTCCTCAGTCAGTGAAAACGCCAACGCAATAGTTTCATGCGAGTAACGTGCAGTATATGACTCTTGTGCAGTGTCATATGTTACATTGCTACCTTCGCTTTTAACTGGTGCTTCACCAAAGCCCGTCAACATTACTTCTTCCTCAAAAGCTCGTTCTGAACTTTCGGTGTCGAAGATATCTTCGTACTCGGCGGCGTATCGATCATATTCCAAGCCAAAGAGAGCGTGAAGGCCGGGAACAAGCTCTTTTACGAGTTGTGCTCTATTAATCGCCATTAGTTACTCTCCCTAGACTGCGAATGTGTTAGTTGGGAACGTAAAGAAGGCTCTTGCAGAAGCACCAATACTATTGCTTGGTGAATCTACGAAACCAACACAAAGAGCAACACCACTACTAGTAGTAGCAGTTACACCCTCTTTTGAACGTCCGTTATTAGTTGAACCCGCTGTAGTGCTAAGGGTGTACTTATTACCGATGAAACTTACAGCAGGAGTTCCTGCAGTAAATTGTGCTTCATAGATAATTGCAGGATCTACATACACATAGGCTTCAGCATCTGCTCCACCTAGAGTTGCGAGATCTGCGGTCCACTGATTAGACCAAGTTGGGGTGCCATCGGTAGCAGTATACTGCACACCGTAAAAAACACCTGCGGGAGTGCTTGTTGCACCGGCCTGATTGACATAGCCCGAAGAAAGCGTTACAACATCACCGCTAAAAATAGCAGTGTTATAGCCACTTGCGATACGCATTTTCTTGGGTCTAATCACCCCACCATACATGTGGGAGGCGGGTGTAAAGCCGTTAGGGGCATCTACGTTTGCCATTTTAAAACCCTCCTAAAGAGTCATGAGAAAAGTTAATCGGCATCGACACGTCGACTACCGAACTCAGTTTTTGAGCTCCTTTGAATGTCTGAATTTCTAATAGGCATTCTAGGATCACTATCTCGCATTAAATCGTTGTCGACCCCGTTAATCTGACTATCGGTTACGTTTTTAAAGTAAGCGTTTCGTTCAGCTACGGTTTCTTCTGGGATCTTAGCGAGGATTAGCCCACCAACTCCAATCACACCCGCGTGTCTACCGTCATCGATCGTCGGTGCATCGAAATCAGGATAATCAGCTGCTTTCACAGGTTCAAATCCTTCCCGAATACGTTTAGACATATTCGCTCGATCATCATGACCTCTAACTTCTGCACGAACCCACCGGTGTTTGTATCCCGGAGGCGCTTCAGGGGCATCTAGCATTGAAGGCGGTTGCCAAGGTTTTCTGCGAGTTTTAGATTCTCGTGATTCAGCAGATCTGGAGACGCGATCTGTCATTTTATTCTCCTTAGACGTATTTTGCATACTCTTCAAGTGGCACACCAATTCTTTTTGCTATTGCAATTTGTGAGGGTGTGAGACTCACTTTGCGCGCTCCGCGACTTGCTGGACTAGTACCACGACTAGATCCTGCAACTTGTTGCGATTGCGCGGTTTTCGGCTTATCGAACTTATGGGGAAAATTTTCCCTAAGTTGCGCATTTAGTTCTTGATAATACTCATCCGAAGTAGGATCAACTCCGCTTCTTTTTAGCTCATCATCAATAGCTATCGCCGCACTTGTCATAACTCGATCTTGACCGAACCATGAATTCTTTTCAGCCCATGCTTCAGCTTTCTCATCACGAGGAGCAGGTTGCTGGGGCTGTGTTTGAGAATTTACTTGATTATTTTCACGATTACTAGCTACTCGACGCCTATTTTGTAATTTCTGTCGATTCGCAGCTTTCGTAGCGTTCTGGGCTTCTAACGCTGATTTAGCTACAGCTTCGGTAGCTAACGCAATCGCTTCGGCATCTCCAAGCTCTTGTGCTTCTCTCAGGGCTTTTCTAGCCCTTTCAGCTTCAGAGTTAACCCTAGCTTTGTACTCATTAACTAAACTAGCATCTGATGAAGAAAGACGATTAGCTAAAGTAGATTTTTCCTGTTGAAGATTTTGAGCATAATTAATTGCTTCATCTCGCTGGCGTTCAGCTTCACGCATGCGATAAGTTAATTTATCGATACGTTTTTTAACTGAATCACTGTAATCTTCTAACTCAGCCGCTTGCTCAGTTTCTTTTTCTCCGAAGTCTTGATCTTGCTGACCCTCTTGAATAACATCAGCCTCACGTGGATCAACCTCTTCCTCTGGTAACACTAGTTCTATTTGTTGTTCAGACATATGTCCTCCTTATTGCAGAATTGATTCAGGATCAGAGATTACAGCTAGGATTTCATCATCGTTTAAAAGACGCATATCGCCTCCTTCAATACGAAAACGCGCTCCTGCATATCTTCCGAAAATTACCCAATCACCTTCCTTACACCAAGGCCCTGTTGGGAACTTATCAGCATCTGCGTATGCACTTGGCCCCATAGAAACGACTAACCCTACGATAGTGGCAATCTTTTCTTTGTCCAGTGTTTGTTTAGCGAGCATGATTCCACCACGGGTTTTGTGGCTAGGCTCGAATGGCAGAATTAACATTCTGTATCCCGTAGGTACGGGAAGTTTATCAGCGTGTGATTCTAAATTATCAGCAGTTAGCTTATTTTCCTCGTCAGAAGCAAATTCGACATCGGAGCCAAAATTTAGTACACGATCAGGTACGTCAGTCATCGATCTCTTCCATTTTTGAGTGCAGGTTTACGATTTCTTGCTCAGTGAAATTTAAACCTGAAATTTCCCCAACTATACGTTGGTACTGAGCAAAGTCTTGGGCGCTTCCCGAAGCAAGCGTATGCGTGAGAGCCTCTTGGCGCTCACGAATCTTTTTGAGTAAAAACTCAGAATACTTAATAAAGTCCATTCGTTACTTTATGTAACAAGTGAAGGAAGTACCTTTAGTTGCGGCACCTGTTCCACGGATTTTCTTTTGCTCACCTTCTTCGTAAACATAACCCGCTTTAACTTCTTTTGCCTTAGCAAAACCTTTGTCAGAAGCAGACATTGATTCTACTTTGACTTTCTTCGGACGCCTGTCCCCCGAACTGGGGTACTGTTTGCTTTCATACCTCATCGTTTATTACCTCGTTTCTTTAAACCTTGACTTACAGGCCCCTTTCTAGGAGGAGGCCCTTTTTTAACACCTTTCATTACTGCTGTTCCCTAGATTCTTTAACTATGCGAGCAAGATTAGTTAAATTCGTATCTGCAGATCTTTCATCTCGTAACTCTACCTCGCGTAAGTCTGCTGCAATCTTGACATCAGTTTGCCGTTCTTGAGAGTCTATCTTTTCAAGTTCAAGCTGACCCTTTTGATCGACTTCCTTCTCACGAAGTCTTAGCTTTTCAGATTCTAGCGCCATTTGCTGCTCGAACATTTCACGCTGCGGATCGGGTACTTCCATCGCTTGTTGCAATGCTTGTTCTTGACCAGTAATCTGCTGCGTAGCTTGTGCTGCTGCGATGGCAATCTGGTTTTCGTACTCTGGTGGGATTTGTGGCATTTGACCGTCTGGTCCCGGCTGAGGTAGTTGAACACCTTGTTGAGCAGGTAACTGCTCGACTTGTATTCGGTACTTTAATGCTTGGTGTTGTTGTATATGCGCATTTAACGCTTGTACTGCCGCAGGGTTCTGAGCAGTAGCGGGGTTTTGACTAAACGAGATATGCGTTTGAATATGCGCGTCATGGTTCTGTTGTATGAAGGCTTGTAGAGGAACGTTAGTTAAAGAATCCTGATTTTCTTGAATAGGATCTTTCGGCGTCGGACTGACGTCTGGTAAAAGAATGTCATCGATATCT